TGGCACGGGGCTTCTTCTCCACGGGGGGCTTCTCCTCCTTAATGTAGTGCGGGTTGATGTACTTCTGGATGTTCAGGAAAGTCACCTGAATACCCTCAGGAACCTGCAGAATGTCCTGCAGGGTCGCATCCAGGCTAATGTTCTGACCCGCCTTCAGACCCTTCGCCTCAACGTACTCATTCACCTTACGAGTCACCTGAGACCGAGAGATCTTCTCATCGATTGCAAGACCCAGGAAGGCCCGCAGCTTCTCGGAAACACCCAGAGGCTTGTTGAAGCCGTTGTTCTTTGCCCGGGCCTCCTGCTTCTCACCAGTCGGGTCCTCAATGTACTGACGAATCTTGCGAACATCCTTGCGCAGGGCGCGCTGCTCCTTGGCAATGGCGTCGAGGGCGGCGTTCAGAGTCTCGAGAGTCACAGGAGTGTCCATCTGTGTTTGTACTATAGGAGAGACGTGTCTCTTTAAGCAAGGAAGAGCATCAAGGCGAGTGACATTGCGACAGGAGTTGCAGCAATTGCAATAACGTCCCCGACCGTGTACGTAGGTCTGTTTGAGTTGTTAAAGGAAGATGCACCAGGAAAGCCGGATGCATTATCACTTTGGGGGATGTTGTCCCCGTACCCAGGAGGAAGGTCTATACCGGCCGAAGGTCTTACTTCAACACGGGTTGGAGGATTCTTATTTGCACATTTGCCAAGACAACACCCAGGGTCACATGCGTACACAAACCCATTCTGCCTGCTCACATATCCACACATATTTGAGTAAAAATTGAGAGGATCAGCCAGGCATGTACAATCTTTTAGAATGTATTGAGCTCCACAGGAATTCATGTACTACTAAAGTTAAAGATTATTTTTGTATATGTATTACAGATGGAGTACGGAAACCCTCAGAAGCTTCCAGATGGGCGATATTTCCTGCGTATTGCTGGAAAGACTCAGCAGGTGAATGGTCTTGTACTCCAAGATTCACTCGAGACAAAGACGGTCAAGTTCAATGTTCCAGAGGGTGCTTCAGATATTTTCAGGGCAATTGATGAAGAGCTCGTCGCCCAGGCCAAGGCGTCCAAGGTGGCGTGGTTCGGCAAGGAGCTCTCGGACGAGACAATCCTGAATGCCTTTCAGGAGAGCGTCACGGACGGGGTTCTGGATGCATCGCTGGCGACCGTCAAGGGTCAGGTGACCACAACTGCTTTTGATACGCAAAAGAACCCGGTCGAACTCCAGGCCGTCAAGACCGAGTCCAAGTGTGATGTCGTGCTCGAGTTGGCCGGTTTGTGGTTCCTGAAAAAGTCGTTCGGTCCCATTTGGCGCGTCCTCCAGGTGCGTGTCCGAGGCGTGGCGCCCGTCCCGACCCCCAAGGAGTACATGTTCACGGACGAGCCAGAGGACGATGAGGACCCAGCGGACTTTTTGGACTAGGCGGAAAAAATATCCCAACTTAGTATAAATGAATCGCAAGGGTCTGGCGATCGTTGTCCTCGTAGTCATTATTTTGTTCCTTCTGTCAAGTGGCCGGAAGAGTGGGTTCGGCACCACTGGCCAGAACGGGGGTGTGATGGGTATGAACATCTCTTCCGGCGCCGTGAATACAGGGGGTGTCACCGGTGGCGTGAACCAGCAGGCGCCGCTGGAGCCGGGCTCCGTGATGGCCATGGGTGACAACATCGGTCAGACCGTGTCGTCCGCCAGCCTGATCCCCCGTGACGTTGTGGCCACCGAGGACTTTGGTCAGTTCAGCCCAGACAAGATTCTGGGCAACCAGAACTACCTGGACCCCCGCAGCCAGATTGGTTACCCCGAGACGCTGGGAGGTGTTCTGCGTAACGCCAACCGCGACTTCCGCTCCGAGCCCCTGAACCCCCGCAACCCAGTGAGCATCTTCAACCTCAGCACGATTCCCCCAGACGTCATGCGGCCTAAGTTTGAGATCGATTACGAGTATTCCTAGTCAGTCGCGCAGCGACTGTTTTCCCGCGCCTTCGAATAGTTAAAAAAATGGTCCATTCTATCAGAAAATGGATTTTAAAACCGCTATGACTGAGTGGGTCGCCCTCAAGGCCCAGTTGGCCGCAGCTCGCAAAGATCTCGGAACGTTGAATACACGTGAAAAGGATCTTCGCAAGTTTGTGACGCAGCACATGCAGCAGAACGAGATTGATACCGTCAAGGTCCAGGACAAGGTCAAGGTCAATCTCAAGCTTAAAAAGACGAGGGGTTCTATTACCAAGGAGGTTATTCTCAAGGGACTTCGTACGTTCTTTGGTGGAAACGAGGCTCAGGTCGAAGGTGCTTGGAACGCCATCCAGGACTCGGCACCGACCAAGGAGACGCCTTCCGTGTCCGTATCAGGACTTAAGGAGCTGACGCCTTGAATAGGGAAGTAAAAATGGGCCAAGGTGACGAGTACTCACGTGATGCATACCAGTACGAGCAAACGTGGAACTCGGATGAAGACTCGGATGATTTTGATTCTCAACTCGACCCAGAGGATTGGCAAGCCGTCTATTCCGAAGACCTTTTGAATGCATGGTTGATTATTTACGATGAGCTTCAGCGCAACTATTTGACACACATTGTCAAGTATTCGCAGTTTGTTGACCTTGTTATGGAGCCTTGGAAGTGGGGTCCCGCACGCCTCCACCCCAAACCGATACACGCGCGGTTGTGGAACGAAATCTCAACTATTGAGACTATTGTTGAACGTGTATGGGAGGACCAGTTTCACGCGTGGGCTCAGTACTACCTGCGAGCGCTTACTTGAACCGGACCCTCCAGGGGCGCTCACAAATATGTGAGCTTATTACAAATGATCGACATTACAGCACCCAAGGTGCTCGTGCCGACGATTCTTTTTGCTCTCTTGAGTCCAGGGCTTTTGCTCAGCCTCCCACCAGGTTCTGGACTTTTGATACAGGTTTTGTTCCACGCTCTGGTCTTGGCCATCATGTCATGGGCCATTCTCAATTTTGGTTTCAAATTCACATTGACCCCGGCCGACTTGATTGTTCCCGCATTCCTCTTTGTCCTCTTGACTCCAGGCGTGATTCTGTCTTTACCACCAAACGGTAGTAACATATTCTTTTCGGGTCAGACGGGTATTGTACCCATTCTGGTCCATACACTCGTCTTTTCCATAGTGTGGGCAAGTCTGCGTGGTTTCTTTCCCCAGTTCTACTAGAGTATGAAAAACCTCATTATAGGTCCGGGGGCTATGGGGTTCTTTATGTTCCTCGGGGTTCTTTCGAAATTCAAGAGAGACGGCCAACTTGACGATCTCGAGTCCATTTCGGGAGCATCGGCCGGGGCTCTTCTTGGGTTGTTTTATTGTTTCACAAAAGGTGATACTGCAAAGATTCTAGACTTTTCCTTGAGTGTTCCTTTAAAGCAAATTATGAAACCGAATATCAAGTCTTTGTTAAAAGACTATGGTCTCATTCCGAATACAAAAATACGAAAAGTCCTTATTGACGCGTGTCGGACCTTTACAGGAAAGGATGATGTGACTTTTCAGGAACTTTATGAGATGTACCCTATAAAGCTTCATATATCCGCATATTGTGTGGACTTTATGAAGTCTGTGTACTTTTCGGCCGAGTCCACTCCAAACATGAGCGTATTAGAAGCTGTGTGCGCCTCTATAGCCGTACCGTTCCTCTTTTCAAGTGTAAAATTGAAGGATGGATGGAACTATATAGATGGTGGTACTGCCGAGTTTGTTCCGGGTGGTCCTTTTCTAGGTAAAGAGGCTTTTGTTTTGAAAATTGCATGGAGCAATTTTGAAAAGGTCAAGGATCTCAAGACGTATGCAATAAATATTCTTTATTCAACTATGAATTTAAGACATACATATGATTTTCCTTCAATAGATCTCGGTATAAATGGTGAAGATATGTTTGACTTTGGTGCGACAAATGATACGAAGCTCAAGTTGTTTCTCAAGGGGTACGAGCAGACGGCCCGGTAGGGGCGGGCCGTGAGGCCTGCCGGGGCGTTCGGGACCTGCGAGGGCCGCTAGAGCGGCCCGAGGCCGGAGGCCTCCCCGAACTTTTTTCCCAACTAAAGGTAACACAAATGCGTACCATTATTCGTTCGGGCTACGTTCAGCATCGCAAGACGAAGCGCATTACAGTTCACAGGAAGGGTGGCAAGACGTACACGTATACCCGCAAGGCGGGAGTGACCCGCGTGCGCCCCGTACCCACCAAGGATGTGGGTGCGATCGGCAAAGGTCCCAAGGTGATTGGGAAGCTCAAGGCTGGTATGCTGACCCGGTACCACTACCACCCCGTCGAGGCCACCACCAACCGTCACAAGGCGCTCGTGCGTGCCGTCACCAAGGGGCACGAGGACCCACACGCCGTCCTTCGCCGTCTCGTTGCCATCAGCACGCTCACCAAGCGGACTTTGCCCCGGGCGTCTCGCATATACAAGGCGGACGCTCGATGGGTCCACAAGCGTTGGTCCAGTATGTTTGGTCGTACGCGCCGTTAATTTCTTTGTCAAATATAAATGGTGTCCCTGCGAAACGTCCGCGGGTCGCGTAAAACAACGACCACGATCAAACCCAAGTCGGCACCGACAGCGACTTCGCGTCGCCGAACCGCGTCCGTCCGTCCCCGGTCAGCACCCGCGCGTATTTCTCTCGATAAAGAGTCAATCCTCAAAATGACGAGGACTGAGGCCCGTTCGACCCTGCGCGCCACGACCCCCATGACCTTCTACAAGATGGGGAAGCGAGGCCTCACACTCTTTGCGCTCTTGCTCATCATGGCGACCCAACCGACGCAGGCGTTCATTAACCACGCCGGGGCTATTGGTGGCGTGCCACCAAGCGCGCCCGTCAAGGCTCGGCGCTGGTATGAGGCGTTCAAGGGGAAGGAGGTGGGTGTTGCGACCCAACTGTCTCGTTCGGGCACGGCCGCAGCCGTTGCGTATTCTACGGGGTCTGGAACGGCAACGACCGCCCTGATCGCGAGTCAAGTTGCGTCCGATCCATGGGGTCAGTTTATATTGACTCTTGTGGTCATTACTTTCCTCGTGAAGCAGATTCTCGACTATGGAAAGGCGCGTATGCAGGCGTCATTCATGAATAAACAGCTGGCTGCACAGACTCGGATGATTGAAATGCTCGTCGAGTCTCAAAAGCAGCCCAAGCGGCGTGGGGCACGCACGCCTTCCGCGAACCGTGTCGCCCTGCCGGCCCTGATGGCCGCCTAAGTCCATACGATGGCGTCCCCAAGACCCGATACGGACCCACCAAAAGGCCATAAAGGTTCAATAGACCATCGACCCGTATGACTCAGTATATCAAGGAGGATATGCAAGGCCCATACGTTTCGGATCCTTGAATTTTGGATCAAAATTAGGAACAAAAGGGAGTGAGGAACCTTATACAAGACCGAGTAGACCCACCAGTCTTGTATGTAAGACCACGAAGGTATCCATGGAACGAGAAAGATCATGGGAATGTCTGGGGCCACGGACCAAAAGGCGTCGCGCCACGACACGGCTCCAAAGACGAGTTGGGTACAAAACACATGTTGAGGCCAAAGCATTCCTTTCCCCTTAAAAGAGACGCGCAATTATCTTTTAATGGAAAATTGCCTCCATCGTATTGCTGAAGACATTTGGTCCTCTTTGGGTCCTGGGTACTCGGAGTCTGTGTACCATTGTGCGTTCGAGGTGGCGCTTCGGGATCAACAGATCCCCTATGAGACCGAGCGTATCGTACCAGTATACTACCAGGGTCAGAATGTGGGCCATGTCCGAGCCGACCTGATTATTGATCGACGAATAGTCATTGAACTCAAGTCTGTAAGCAAGCTCAATGAGACATACAGAATTCAGACCCGTAACTACCTGACCCTCTTGGGTCTTCAGGTGGGATACCTCATCAATTTTCCAGATAAATTGGGATCCCTCGAGTTTGAGAGGATCCAATCAGACGACCCACCTCCCGTACCCATTCTGTCCATGTACTAGGAGGAGGGGGTCCTCATACAGTCGGAATAAACTGCCAAAGTAACTCATCACAAATTTTCTTCCAAATTTGGTCCTGGACGTACAACTTTTCACGGCTTTTCAAGAGTGGGAAACACGGGAGGTACTGGTCCTCCCCGAGTAACTCACACATCTTGTACAACACAAATGAATAACTCAAAAAGTTTTTACGGTTCAGGGGTTTGTGCTTCTCGAACGGTGCTTGGATGGCGTGAAACATGAGTCTTAATTTGTCTTCAAGCGCTTGAGGCATCGTTGGAGGAGTGATGCCGCTGACTATAGTTGCTATGTATGGAACGTGCTCGTAATACTTGGCGTAGTTTAGCTTTTTCAAAAGACCTTTCACCTTTTCGTGAGTAATCTCTGAAAGGTCTTTGACTTTTTGTTTCCTAAATTCCGTTCTTAATTTTGCAATAACATCTTCAGGGACGGTCGTTGACTCTTTTGCCTGAAACTGGCTAATCCACTCGTTAAAGTGATTCTCTCGTTTGTATGAATACACGATGTGTTTCTCAATTTCCTGTTCCTCCTTGAAACCCACCTCGTCGCCGAGAATGTACTCGACCGCTCCACACTCCCTACAAATCTCCTCGGACGCCGACTCGTCAAACACTCTGGCGTACATGGCTCCACATTGGGGACACGGCGTATCGTGCGCCTCCTTTTCTTTTGGTCCATAATCGTATCCATCTTCAACCTCTTTCAGATATTTCTTGTAAATATCGTTTCGTTGAACACCCTTACGGGATGATATCTGTACTCCGGCCACCTTTTTTGTGGACATTGTTGGAGCCTGTTCAATTTCCTTCGTATATTCCTTTATAACCGGAACACACGAAAGAAGATATTCCGCAAGTTCATCCTCTGACGTACACGCGCGTATTCTCTCCTCGTACCTGGCCTCCATATATTTTTATCATATATAAACTTTAATTAGTCAGCCTCAACCTTAGGTGCCAAGTAAAACTTCAAGTCTCCGAGATTTGCAATTGTATATCTGAAAATGATTGGCATGTTTTCATTCTCAGAGTCTTGCATGAGCTGAACGCTCGAACACATATTGGTCGCCTTGGTAAACAAGTTAATGTACTTGAGACTGAAGGTGCTTCCTGTGCGGTTGACGGACTCGGGAAACTCGATGACCGTCTTTTGGTCCGCAAAGTCACCCTTGCAACTGAGCTCAAGCCTGTTGTCTTCACGGATAATATCCATCTCGGTCGCAAGGTTGCCCATGTCCCTCGTGATACGCTGAAAGTCAATAGCGGGCAAAGTGGTCACGACATTCATGTGAATATCCGGAAACTCCAGTATGTCTTCATTAATGTCCAGCAATTTCAGTTTGAAATTGGTCGAAGATTTCTTATCTGGATTCTCTATGAAAATCTCCATATAGTCCCGACCTTCAATGCGAACAAAGAGGGTATCTTGACCCGAGACCGACT